GGGGTTGGCGGGAAATGTTACGACCGACACCTCGAGCAACTTGGCAAGTTGCACGACTCGCGTGCCTTTGGTTTCGCCCTTGGCGGGTGGCTCGTAGGTCTCTTTCAAGCAGATAAACCCGAATGAGCACTGTGTCACAATGCCTGCACGCACCAGCGCGTGCGCTTCCTCGCTCGTGTCGGTGTCGGGCAAGTCGCACTCGAAGCACAGACCCGAACGATCCGCATAGACCTTCAAGTTGCCTGCGCTCACGCGGCCCATCGGCTTGGCGGTGTCGTGGTTCCACAGCAGGGCGATCTTGTCGCCGTCGGCTTTGATCGATGCGTCAAAGCATGTCGGCTCCAAACGCTCGTAGCAGTTGCCCATGTCGTATCGCTCCCAATTCGCGGCGATGCCGTTGAGGCGTAGCGGCTCACCGGGCTGCGGCTCGGTTTGCTCGATGCGGACTGCGCCAGCCTTGCGGGTTTCGATGTTGCTCATAGTGTCTCCTTATTTGTTTGAATGAGTTCTTGAATCAGGCGCGTGGCGAGAGCCACGGCCGTCTCGGTGTGTCCTGTGACATGCCAGTCTGCATTGCGTGCTTCGGTCTTGATTGACTCTGCGAATGCGTTGGCGATGGCAATGCCGTCGCTTGCGCGGTCGCTGTGACCTTGCAAGACGAGTAGCCCGCGCATAATTGGTGCGATCTCGCTTGCGATGCGTGCGACATCAGGTATCCACTTGGATACCTTTTCTTTTGTGCGGCAACCCTTGAGATACTTCGCCTCCGCTTCAGTGCATCTCGTCATCGCCGCAAGCGCAGAAGGAAAGAATAAGTCAACTGCACGCTCAAGTGGATTGACGGTCGACTTCACCTCGGTCGGGTCGATGTCGACCGACGCTGGCACAACATCCGACGGCTGCGGCGTGCTTGCGGGGTCTTGCAATGCGGGCGCAGCAGAAGCCGCCGCCGTCGGAGTGCTTGTGTTCAGAGGCAAGCGGATCGACTCGCCACCAGCAACGGCAGGCAATCCTTCACGCGCTCTGATTTCGTTGGGGCTTAAAATTCCATTTGTGACTGCTACGGCGTATGCGGCAAATCGCTCGCCCATTTGACCACGAGTCATGTCATCAAAGGAGATGCGAGTGACTACATCATCGCCGCGCTTCAACAACTTGCGATTCACTTCCTGCTCAAGTCGAGCCGCCCAACCCGCCAGTGTGCTCTGCACAAAGACTGAATTGGCTTGCTCTGATGACGAGTATGACACGCCGTCGTTGTCGCCGACGCGATGCGATGGAACATTGAACGCGGCGGCGATCTGTTGGCGACAGAACTTCTTCATGCTGTCGAGGTCGCTGTCCTTGGCGTTGGTGGAGATTGCCTCGAACTTGAGACCTTCTTCCAAGATTGCAATCTTGCCTGCGCCTTGTGCACCTGAGTGAACCCGATTAAATGCCTCGCGCAATCTGTTTGCACCTTCCGCGCTGAGTCTGCCCGGCATCGAAAGTACACCAGCTGGTCGACAATTCTGTGAAAAAAATCGAGATGTAAATTCTTGCAACTCTAATTCCATGCCGATCAGGTCTCTCATGCGATGGATCGGTGCTTCGCCGAGCAGACCGTCGGCGGATGGCCCGACCACATGAAGAATGTCGTAAGGTCTAAATTTGCGCTGCTTGATCTCAGGACTTGCGCTCTCGTCTGCTTTGCCTGTCCAGTATTGGTAGTAGGGTTGGTTCTGAGAATCTCGCAACATATAGGTCAAGTCCGGGCGAAGCCTTTCAAGGGCAATTGGCAAACCCGACGCAGAACGCGAAATGTAGGCAAACGAATTGCCATAGAGCAAGCAATCTGAAATCTGAGCCTCCCTGAACACAAAACTAGTGCAGTCTTCGTTTGCCTCTGAATTGAGTAGAGACCACACAGGATGCGTCACATCATTGCTTGCGCCGTCTGCGCCATTGCGCAAAACTTGCCACGGCATGCGGGCAAGAGTCTGCGAAATCAATCGCACGCATGCGTACACCGTCGGAGCCTCCATCGCATTGTCAGGCGAGATCGTCTTGCCAGTCCACGCCCACGATGAGACATAGGACTGGATGCCGCCTGAGATCGGAGTTCCGATTGGCGTTGTGTCCTCGAATAAACTTCGAGGCGGTGATTTTCCGAGTGCGCGTGTGATGAGATCGATTAGACCCATTGCATATTTCCTTGTTCGTAGATTGAGGTTTTGTTGTCTGCGTCTTTGTGCACCATGCACGCCAACGCCGTGACGAGCGCGGCGATGCAATCGATGCGCTCCGTCGAACTGCTTTTCGAAAGTTTCAAATTAGAACTCGGATCCATATCGCAGATTGCATTTGCCATACAGAAGTCGGCTACGGGATGTGCTCCGTGCTTTATTTTTTTGCCGAGTACAAGAGCCTCAAGTGCTTTGCATGGCTCGCTCATTGTGCGGAAACCTTGTCGCACCTCGAGCATCGGCAGACCTTCCTGCTGTAACCCGACTGCAAACTGCGTTGCATTCCAAGGGTCGTAGCCGACAGCCTTCACCGAGCGGGCGATCTTGGCGATGTCGCGGATCTTCTGCGCCACATAGTCGTAGTCGACAACATCTCCCGGTGTGGCGATCAGTGATCCTTGTGATGCCCAAGTGTCGTAGGGAACTCGATCAACCCGCGCTCGTCTGCGGATGCCGTTCTCGGGACAGAATGCGTAAGATAAAAACGCTACATTTTCTTCCTCGTCCACAGTGATGACTGCAACCGATGTCAGATCGGTGGTTGTCGAAAGATCCACTCCGATATAAATGTCCTTACCCGCAAAGTATTGCTCGTCGATCTCGGGCGCGGCGCACGCGGCCCACGACTCGAGCGAGATCCATCGCTTTTTTGTTTCTGTCCACTGGCACAAATACAACTGTCGGAAGGCGATCTCGTGACCAGGCAACTCTTGCGCCTTCTCACATTCGCTCTTGAGGAATGATTCGTCCACACTAACGCCAAGATTCGGATTCGCCGCACGCCACACCGCAGGCGACTTCCAGTCCGCATCTTTGTCAGCACCGAACAGCACTGGCAAGTGCGAGCGATCGACGACAGTGCCCGAGCGCACCTTCTCCGCATACTCATGCTGTTGGTAACACAGCGAGTGCTTGTCATGACCCGCAGTAGTGATTGAAATTGAAAGTGGTTCTTGCCGTGCGCCGACACCAGTCTGCATCGCATCGTACAAATCCCGATTCGGAGCAGTATGCAGTTCGTCGTAGATGATGCACGAGGGACTCTTGCCGTGCTTCGTGCCAGCGTCCGCGCTCAAAATTTCTATCTTGCCGTTGTTCTTCGAGCATGTAATCGTGTTGCGATAAATCTCGAGCACGCTTGAAAGAGCTGGACACGCTCTGATCATCGCCTTGCATGCGTCGCCAACGATTGCCGCTTGGTCTCGACTCGATGCGCAGCAGTAGACTTCGGGGCTGTTCTCTCCGCTTGCAAGCAGCGACCACAGAGCCAAACCTGCAATGAGTGTACTTTTGCCGTTCTTGCGGGCGACCTCAATGTATGCGGAGCGATAGCGGCGAGTCCCATCCGCACGCTGCCAGCCGATCAAGTTGCCGACGATCGCTTTCTGCCACGGCTGCAACTCGAAGGGCTGACCAGCCCACTTGCCTTTGCTGTGTTGCAACGCTTGCGAAAAGAATGCGAAAGCAGCGTCGGCTTTTGATTGCACGAAGTGATCGCCTTCGCCCGCAGTTGCGACTGCGTCGTAGCCGGGCAACTCGTATCGCTTAGGATCCGAACTTGAACAAGTTTTTGATCGTGTCTTCTTTGCTATCGCCGCTGGCTTTCTGACCTTGTAAAGCAACCCGACTCGAAGCAGTCAAACCGAAGTGAGTGATGATCCGCCATGCCGCGTCGCGCGACTCCCGACGCGCACGAGCCCAAGGATTCATCATCGGTATGCCGCCTTTGCCCTCGATCACATCGCCACCTGACTTTACAGCCATGTGTGCGGCGTGCTCCCCGAGAGCCAATTCATTCGCGAGCATGCTGACGCTGATGCCGTCCTGCTCTTTCATAACGCCCAACTTCGTAATCTGTGACACGACGAGATCAAAGATTCTTTTGCTCTCGATGTTCTCAGTGATGCAAGGCAACATGAGCGGCGTGCCGTCAGTGCCGACCACTTCAGTCTTGGCACGACGAGCCCCGAGTCGCGATCCTCGTAGAGTCATGATTGATGTTGGTGTCGGAGCGGGGCCGCGTCGTCCCATGCATGCAGTGTCGCAATTTTATTTTCGCTCGCAAGCGGTGCGCAAGAATTTTGCTACACTCCGCACGCGATGCCAGCAACCCGCAAATGCAAAGTGACAGAAAATGGCACTTTCCACCTCGAAAATACTCTGACACACGCGTAAACGCC